AAAAAATTTGGCACATTTGGCACTAAATTGGCACTTTTTTGGCACTTTTTTTTGAAGCTAAAATTTTGAAAGCCAGATAATTATCTGAATTTGTTGCCAAATTGCCAAATTTTTGGCCTTTTCTATAAAAAAGTGCCAAAGTGCCAAATCGCCCAAGAAATTATTAAATATATTAACTTTTTATTATATTAAATATATGTTATATATTAAAGATATGTTAGAAAATAAATTTTTTCCAATGAGATAAAAAAAATATAGAGAATAAAAGATTTTTATCCGGTTTTCCTTGGTCTGAAAAATGAAATTTCAATAAAAAAAAGCCATAAAAATTTGGCAATTTGGCACTAAATCCTTGTAACTATTTGTAAATTAATCGTTTAAGTTTTGAATTTTGTGCCAATTTTGTGCCAAATCGATGCCAAATGTGACAAAAAATTGCCAAATAACGCCAATTGATGACTTCATCGTAAATTTGACAGCAGAAAAAAACAGGTTTTCTATTTAACATAACAAAGATTATCAGCAATGTATAAAAAGGGACAATCGGGAAATCCAGGTGGTAGGCGTAAAAAAATAGACGCAATGCGTGAGGAGGCCTTGATGGCCGCCGAAGAAGGAGACATTCGAGACATTTTTAAGGCCTTAATTGAAAGCGCCAAGAAGAGAAACGTGCGAGCGGCACAGCTTATACTTCCTTATTTAATAGGACGGCCAGATGTTGTAGTTGCTCTCAAAGAGTATCAACCTGAGCAGATAACACCGCTTTTCCAACTAATAAAACCACCGACGGTGGACGCAGAAGCGGAGGTGGTAAATGATTCAAGTGCTATATAAATATAAGCCTTTATTTGACCCAAACCCACAAACCCGGTACTTTCTGGTTACGGGTGGGCGAGGGTCTGGTAAGTCTTTTCACGTAGCCAGTTTCCTCCTATGGCTTACATTCGAAGCTGGCCATACGATGCTATTCTTACGCTGGACGATGGTATCGGCTCATTTATCAATAATTCCTGAATTTGTCGAAAAAATCATTCAGCTTGGCCTTGAGGAAAAATTCGAAATCACAAAATCCGAAATCATCCACAAGCAGACCGGCAGCCAAATTTTGTTCAGAGGTATAAAAACAAGCCAAGGCACCGCAACAGCCAACCTTAAGTCCATCAACAACCTAACGACAGTTGTAATTGACGAAGCTGAAGAAGTTCCTTCGCTGGATGTGTTTGAAAGGATAGACTTATCAGTAAGGGAGACACACTTACCAAACCGGATTATTTTGGTTTTAAACCCCTCCCACAAGTCGCATTGGATCTACAAGGAGTTTTTTGAGAAAAAGAGATCCGACACTTGCTACATCCATACGACCTACTTGGATAATCAGATTAATTTATCGAAGTCGTTTATTGATAAAGCAAATCAAACGAAGGAGGTCAACCCGGTGCGATACCGTCACCTTTTTTTGGGCGAGTGGCTTGAAACGAAAAGTGGTCTCCTTTGGACTCAAGAACTAATCGATCGCTACCGCATTAACCTGATGCCGGAGTTGCAGAGGGTAGTAATTGCCATTGACCCGGCAACTACCGCCAACATGCAGTCTGATGAAACTGGGATCGTTGTTGCAGGAAAAGACATTGCCGGTAACTGCTATGTTATTTCTGATGAATCGGGAAGATACACGCCGGCCCAGTGGGGTAGCCTTGTAGCAAAACTTGCTGAACAGTACCAATCAGATTGCATCGTTGTGGAAAGTAACCAGGGGGGCCAGATGGTAGAGCATGTGCTTCGGCAGTACGACAAAATCACCCGGATAAAGCTGGTGCACGCCAAAAAGGGAAAGTTCTTGCGAGCTGAGCCGGTTTTTTCATTATACGAGCAAGGCCGAGTTTATCACTTTGGCCAAATGCCTAGGCTGGAGGCACAGATGGTGACCTTTAACCCTGCCGAACAGGAGGGTAGCCCGGATAGGTTGGATGCTTTGGTCTATGCCCTAACCGAGCTATCGCAACAGGTTGATATTAAACGTATCTTTGCGGGAAGGGTAATCTAAAAAAAATATGGGTGCGTTTGACATTTTACGCAGATTTTTAAGCAAAAGGCCATCAGAAAAGGTAAGGGTAGCATTGCCGCTAACAGCTGGCCAAGTGATTAGCCAGACCGATGGCTATAGAAACAATGATTACTTCGAAAGTGTCTCGAATTTGTTTGCCGTCATTGATTTTATCTCGGGTAAGGCGGCAAAAGTTCCGTTTATCCTTTATCGGCTTGACTATGCGGGTAAGCGTCATCCAGTTGGCCAATCGCACCCTCTGATGCGACTATTGGAGTCGCCAAACTCTCTGATGGCGAGGTCGGAGTTTCTTAAACTTCTTTATTCTTTTAGACTAGTACACGGAAACGCCTTTGTGTTTGCACCGAGACTCGAAGATGGTAGGGCAATTGAGATGTGGGTGCTACCCTCTCACATTGTCAATGTAGTTAGCGGGGGGTCTTTTGAGCCGGTGAAGAAGTACACGGTTCAAACGGTAGTAGGCTCTGCCTATGAGTTGGCTGCAACAGACGTCTGCCATATTCGCAACGTTAATCTAAACTGGGATAATGGGGAAAACTTGCTCGGGCTTTCACCTTTGGAGCCGCTGAAGAAGACTCTGGCTAAGATGCGGTCAAATTATGAGGCTCAAGAAGCCCAGATGAAGAACGGCGGTGCGCTTGGGGCCCTATTCGAAGACCCCAGCAGCGGCATGCCTCCGCTTACGGAAGTGCAGAGGGACATTGCGCAGAGACTTGTAGATGAACGGGTCAATGGCAGTGCCAACGTTGGCAGGGTGATCTATCTAAGTACAAAACATGGTTATATAAACTTCGGTTTGTCAAGTAGAGAAATGCAGCTAATCGAAGACGCCAAGTTTAGCTTGCAAGACATCTGCCGGGTGTACCACTTACCATCCATTTTAATGCTTGACGACGCCGCCACATATAACAATTTACAAACTGCGCGGAAGGCAGCCTACACCGATGCCATTTTGCCAATTGTGGAGGAATTTGTCGACAAGTTCAACTCTTGGATTGTTCCTAGCTTTGGAGATGGGTTGATTTTGGACTATGACACAAGTCAAATTGAGGAACTGCAAACCGACAAGGTAGCACAGGTGAATTGGTTAAACCAAGCTTGGTGGGTCGACGTTTGGAGAAAACAAGAAATTCTTGGCGAGATTCCTGATGACAGAATGAAAGGAGTTTATATGGTGCCGACCGGATTAACCAACTTTGACCCCGACAAGCAGAGTGACTTTGAAGAGATTTTTAATCGACTGGGCAATGCGTGACCCCAGGGACAGGATAGAGAGGTTATACAACAGAACCTTCGACACCCAGCTCGCAAAGGCTTTCAAGAAGGTGATTGCCGACATTGAGAAGGGGGTGCCGCTGCAAATAATTGCAACCCAGGGAGAACTCTACTTTGATAGAAACGAGACTCGTGAAAACCTTTTCGGACTTTATCAAGAGGCCATCAAAGCTGGAGCAAAGGAAGCTGAGCGGGTGATACCGGGACTTAAAACATTCGACCCGCAGCTGTTTAACCAAGAGTTTTGGCGTGACGAGTTTTGGCAGCGGCATGCATTCAGCCGCTTGGAGCTGATTAACGAGAGCAACCGTTTAGCGGTCACGGAAGTGGTAAAGAGACTTACGTCGGTTGAGTTTTCATCGGATGATTTGATAAAAACTTTCCTAAAGTTTGGCCAAGAAATTAGTACGGTAAGAGCTTATCGGATAGTTAGAACGGAAACAACTGCGGCGTTTAACTATTCTATCGACAAAGTGGCTCGTGACTTCGGCACCGGCAATTTGGTAGCCGTTTGGAGTGCGGCCAGAAACAACCGCACAAGGCCTACACATTTGGAAGCCGACGGCCAAGAAAGGGGGGAAGACGGTTACTTCAGGGTTGGCTCTGCTTTACTTCGTTATCCTGGTGACCCAGCAGCTGACGATCCAGAGGAGGTGATAAATTGTCGATGTCGCATTAATTACCGTCGTAAATAGCCGCAACGTGACGTAGAATTAGTCTAATTATATTTGCGGCAAATCAAAAGTGCTATGGAATACAAATCCTTTCCTTCGGCTATCAAGGCAGCAAACAACGGCTACATCGAGGGCTACCTGGCAACCTATTCCCCCGACGACGTGGGTGACAAAATTTTGCCCGGAGCTTTCAAAAAAACGATAAGCGATGCAAAGGCAAGCGGCAGGACGATTAAATACCTTTTCAATCATGATCTTTCTCAACCGTTGGGAGTGATTGAGGATATGGCCGAAGACGGCCAAGGCCTGTACTTTAAGGCCCGTATCAGCAAAACAAAATCGGCCCAAGAAAAGTACGAGATGGCGAAGGAGGGGATCTTGGATAGCAACTCCATCGGCTACCGGGTGATTCAAGCGGACTACGAGGAAAACGGCCTTCGATTGCTGAAGGAAATTCAGTTGTACGAGGGTAGTTTGGTGACTATACCAGCAAACCATACAGCCAAAGTGACCGACGTCAAGAGGGCCAAAAGGTTAATCGGGTTCTTGCGAAAACAAACCGATGAGGTTAGCCAAATTGTGGCGGACGAACTACAGTCAATGCTGCTTCAGATGGAGAAGTACGAGGAAAGACTGACTGAATTGGAAAAAATTGTCGATGAACTACAACGGCAGCCGCAGAACACAGCCGCCGAGCCTGAAGGTGACTATAGTGAAGAAGCACTGCTGGAAGTGATACAGGCGATTTTGTCTAAACAATAAAAAATTTAAACAATGGAAACAAAAACAATTGAAAAAGTACAAGGGCTTCTTAACGAGGTAATTGATAAGAAAACAGCGAAGTTAGAATCAGACATGACTGCTAAACTTGCCGAGCTTACCGAAGCGGTGGGCAAGATGCGTGATGAACAAAAAAGCAAGCTTGAGCAAATCGAAACGAAACTGAAAAGACCTGCATTTGGAGCCGAAGCTAAGACCTTCGCAGAGGCTTTACGCGATGCGGTTTTGGAAAGAAAGGCTTCAATTCAGAGCCTTGAGCGTGGCCAATCTGTAAGGCTTGAAGTAAAGACCTCAAACATCACCACCGGCAGCTTTACCGGTAAGCCATCAATCGACCTTCGTCCAGACATCGTACCACGAGCCAGACGCCAGACACACATCCGCGACATTTTCACGTTAGGTTCAACCGGCGCCGGAATGGTACAAATCATTCGTGAAACAACTCAGAACGGCTCACCTGCACCGCAAACCGAAGGCTCAGCAAAGGCTCAAATTGGACAGGATTTCGCCGTGATTGACTTTCCGGTTAGAACACTTGCCGCCTTCATCCGCGCAAGCCGTCAATCTCTTGATGACATTGAGGGATTGATGAGTTTTATCAACACTCAATTACCACAGGAAATTCTCTCTCTGGAAGACACTCAATTGCTAACCGGAAACGGAACAGCTCCAAACCTGCAAGGGGTTATTACTGCCGCCGGTAGCAACAGCTCTAACACGACTCTTGGTGCAGACCTGCCCAGCCCGCAACTGTGGGACGTGATTGCAAGAATCATGGGTGGTATGCTGGCTAAGAATGAGCCTGTGGACTTTGTGCTACTCAACCCGACGGACTTTGCCGCAATGCTGACCGCAAAGGGCTCCAACGGGCAGTATGTTTCTCCTCTGATTTTCGACAACGGTCAGCCATTCGTGTACGGTTTGCCTGTGTTTGTTAATAGTGCGATCGCAGCCGATACGATTTTAGTTGGTAATTCACTCATGGCCCAACCTACTTTCCGCGAAGGATTGAACATCAGTTTGAGTTACGAGGATGGCACAAATTTTAGAGACAACATGGTGACGATTAGAGCTGAAGAAAGACTTGCGAACGTCATCTACAGGCCGACCGCATTTTTCACAGGAACAATCAGCACAATTATTAGCGACCTTGCCCCATAATAGTGGCAGTTTTTAATGGTGTGCCTTTGGAAGCCCGGCAACTGAGCCGGGCTTTTTTTTTCATAGCTTTGCGAAAAACAAACTGGAATGGCCTTGATTCTTTCGCTTACGATAACCAAAACCACCCCGACTCAATTAAGGGTGCCATTAATTGAGTACCAAGAGCATGCGAGGGTCGAAAGTTCGGTGCCAAGTGGAGACATCGCACGAATTGCGTTGGCAGCTGAAATGAGCTTTGTCAAGTACAGCGGCCTTGCCCTCTGGCCTTGCACAATAACAGTAATAACTAATGATCAGATTGATAAAGAAGTGTTGCCGATACAACCGATTTCTGGCACAGTGACGTGGACGGAGTACGGCGATGACTGGAAGGGGGTGTACACTTCCCCAGGCATTACCCAAATGGATGATTGGATTCGTTTAGGGTTGTTGGACTATGTGGCTTGGTTGTACGACAACCGGGGAACTAACTTTGAGCAAGGGCTTAGGCATTTTTTAAGTGGATTTAGAAAAACGTCTTTCTAATGAAGTTGCCGAATATCGTTAAAGAAAAGATTTTCAGAGCACTGGTTGATGAGGCTCTGATACTGGCTTCTATTATGAGTTTGCAGGGTAATGTGATTACAGGAAAACTAAAGCAGTCAATTATGGTGGTCAACCAAAACTTCGTGGATGATAACCGAGCCAGCTTTGCTGGGGAAGTACCTGCTATAACCGCAAGCCCCGACCCATTGACTATCCACGTAGGCACGGCTATCAGCTATGCGAGGAAAAATTTAGAAAACGAGAGGTCAAGCTGGTTTGACTTTGTTAATCGTGCAATTAACGAATACAAAAGAAACAAATGAGGGCAGCGGATTTAAACACAAGAATTCAGCTTTTAGAGTGGAGTAGTTCTGAATTTGACCCCACAGCTAAACTGCTAACTTTTCAATCAATTACTGTTTGGGCAGCCATTAAATCAAAATCAGCGGCCAAATTTTCAAATGAGATTCATATTTATAGGAGTTGTTTTGAGGTGATAATAAGGAGGTTACAGGCAAATAGCAAGTCATTTGAATTTAATAAGTGCATAATAGATGACCAAGTGTATGAAATTCAGAGTGTTGAGTTTGTTAAAAATAATTTTATAAAATTTGAAGCTGTGAAAATATGACTTTAGTTGACCACGTAAATTATTCATTACAAATTCCGGTATTCTGGTACCGGATTATTGGTCGTGAGGCGGTTCAGCTCGACAACTTTGCGTTGGTTAGCCAGGTTGGTTTTGTTGAACAGGGAACGAAAGACCAGCTTATTTATGAAGGTAGGTTGAGGGTCGAGGTTTACAAGAAACTTCAGGAAGACAACACTATAGAGTGGTACGTTCATTTACTTAAGCCTTTAGTTGATTTCATTCCGGATGACTGTTTCATTTACGAGGTCATTCAGGCTGACAGGCAGTCAATTCAGCTGGGCACTACCGCATGGGTGGTAACACGTATTCAAATTAAATTTGCGAAAATTATTTAAACATGAGCCAGAAAGACGGACGATTAATTTTGATAAAGCACGGCACGGTAACTTTCGTTGGGCAGCAAAGTGGGTCTATCACTTTGACCCGAGATGTAATCGAGAAGACGACGAAATCTAGCAACCGGCTTAAGGAGTTCTTTCCGGGAGAAGCCGGAGGCAACGTTAGCGTAACAGGGTTGGTTGCGATAAATGACACAGATTTCGGAGACATTTTCTCGAAGTGGAAAAATTCGGACATTCTAGACGTGGAGTTTTTTGCCACCGATAACCTTGATAAAATCACCGCACAGGGGTATCTGGTATCTTTCTCTCATACAAGTGGAAAGAACGAGGCTCAGAATTATAGTTTGAACATTAGGCTGACTGGACAAATTGATTTAATAAACAACTAACATGGCACTAGACCCTATTGATGGAAAAGCGGTCTTAATAGAATTCGGCACCGACACGTTTGTCGGCCAAAGGACCGCCAGCTTTGAACTATCGACAGACGAAATCGACACTACTACCAAAGACTCTAACCTTTGGAAGGAGTCGTTTGGAGGTGAAAGATCCGGCACGATGACGGTAGAGGGGATTACCCCTCTGAACGGTGACCCGGCAAGTACGTTTGCTAAAATATTTGAAGCTTGGCAAAATGGCATCGTGGCAACGCTGAAGTACTACAGCGTAGGTAAAGGAGTGGTTGCCTTTGGTTTCATTAGTCAAATCACCTTTAGCGCAAACAAAAACGAGGCACAAGGATATTCGATAACTTTTCAGCTGACCGGCGATGGTACTTACTCATAAGAGTGGCAAATCCTACCCTATTAGTTGGACACCAACACTGAGGGCACTCTACTTACTTTCTTTAAGGTTAGGGTTCAAGCAAATTAATGAAGCCACCGACTATTTGAACAAGAGCTTGGCACAAGGAGGAGACCCTGGTTTGCTCAAAGCCCTAACAGACATAGCAGCAGTAGCAATTGAAAACGCTGGGGGTGAAGTTCCGGATGATGCGGTTCTTTGGGAGCTCATCGAGAGTAATGATAACATTAAGGCTCTTGTGGATTGCGTGATGAGAGCTCAAAAAAAAAAGTAGTAGTTAGCGACGAGCAAGAGTTTGGAGATGAATCCCGTCATGACGACCAAATCACATGGCGGGATTTATTTTTAAGAGGTGCAGAGTACGGGTTGATGCCGGAGAAGGTTTTGTCTTACGACGTTGAATTTATCGAAATCATCTTTCGTGGCTTAGCGACCCGGCAGCAACATTTGTACAACTTGGCACGAATAGTTGCAACGGCTATCTATCAAGTGAACAGCAGCAAGCCGGTTTTGGCCTCCGAATTATTCGAGTTGCCATTGATAGATGGCCAGCGTGAAAGGATTGACCCAGAAGAGTTAAAAAAACGGGCTATTAAATTGTTTAAATTGGGAAACGATGGCACAGACTGTAATTGAAGAACTTGTAGTATCCATTAAGGCGGACCTTAAGAAGGCCGAAGAAGACCTTGAGAAACTTAAGAAGCAGCTTGCCGATCTTGATAAAGAAACCAAACAGGTTGCTAAAGGTAGTTGGCAGGAGTTTATCAATAAGTTGAAGGAGTCAGCCGAGCCTTTGACCAAAAAAAACGTGCTATTTAGGCAGGCTACCGACGTTATCAATGACACGGGCAAGGCAGTGGTTAATTTATTTAAAGTGCTGATGTCCCACCCGTTTGGGCTTATTGTAACAGCCGTTGGTGCTTTGGTTGGCGCTATGACCGGACTTATAAAGGTGTTCATGGGCACGGAAGAAGGGGGAGACCGGGTTAGGAGAGTTTTCGCTGGACTAAATGAAATGTGGCAGAGGTTTATCGGCGTTCTGCAAGAAACCGCACTTGGAGCTGCAACCGTGCTTGAAGGCCTTTTTTCCTGGGATTACGGCAAAATCAGAAGTGGATTAGACCGTATTGCTGAGGGGTGGAAGAACGGTAGCGCCCAAATGCAAGAGGCCTACCGGAGGGGGAAAGAAATATTTGATTTGCAGGAAGAACTTAAAGAGATGCAGATTGCTAACACAACGGAAATTGCTAAAAAGCAGGCCGAGTACAACCGATTATTGGAAGAAGCAGCTCAAATGGAAAGGGGAGGTGAAAGGGTTAAATTGCTGGAGAAAGCAAAAGCGGTTTATGATAGCATTATAGCGATGCAACGCCGGGAGTTGGAAATGCAGTTGAAAATAGCTCAAGAAAAGACAAAATCTAACGAAACAGATAGGTCCGCTAAATTAGAAATTGCCAAAATAGAAGCTCAGCTAATTGATTTGGAATCCAGGCGATCGGCTCAAACCAAGAGGTTAAGTGCTGAAATTGCTCGCACTCGCAGGGAAGAGGCCGAGGCAATACGGCTGTATAGAGAGGAACTTGAGCGGATACGAAGGGAAGAAGAAGAGTATGCTCGGCAACAAGAAGACTTAGCCAAGGTGGAGTATTACCAAGCTATTCAAGATCTTATTCAAGATATTGGTAAGAGATTTGGCGACCTTGAGAGTGAGATGGAGCCAATTGTGCCGATGCTTGAAGAAGTTGATGAGGAGTTTAACCGAATGGCCGAGACGCACTATAAAAAGATGGCTAAAATGGTTGAGCAAGTGAAAATATATCAGCAGGAGTTAAACATGGTGGCAGGATTGGTTTCGGATACTTTAACCAATGCATTTATGCAAGCTATCCAAAGTGGTCAGTCGTTTGGGGAGGCTTTGGTCACTGCGTTTAGACAAATAGTTGTGCAGCTAACAGCAATGATAGCTAAAGCGATGATATTCAGAATGATAGTTTCAGCTTTTGGTGGAGGAGTGGTTGGCTCTGGCATTTTTACTGCTGGGCAGGCTATATTTAGCTTAGGAGGAAACCGAGGAATAGGTAGTTTTGCCAAAGGTGGCATAGTGAGGGGGCCTCAATTGGCTATCGTTGGAGACAACCCGGGAAGGGAAGAGTTGATTATCCCAAAGGAAAGGTACAGAGACTTCTTTGGCGGTGGAATGACTGGAATAAATGTTAGCATTAGAGGAAACTTTGAAAATCGAGGAGATAGGCAAGTCATATTTTTTGAAAGAGCTAAACAGATAATTAGAAGAGGATGAGTTACGGAAAACTTTTCTACGGCAGTGCCGACGGGGTAGATGTGGCACTTTGGCTTAAGAATTATGCAGGCACAAGTTACGAGTTGCGGCTAACTAAAGCGTCGGTTCGATGGACGGGATCTGATAACGGCTTGCACGAGTTAATTAGCACCAGCAGGGGCATGGCTACCTTCGTTCTGGAGTTGCCAGTACACAAGTCTTTTGCCTTGTCAGTTGTGCAAAAGCAAGAGCGTGATTACGTGCTTCAGATTGGCGACTGGTACGGCACCGTGCTGCAAGACCAATGCCAGTTTGACGATTCGCACTTTTGGTTTTTTGAGGTGCAGGCGGTGGACGGCCTTGCTGAAAATCGAGCGATAAGTGCAGAGG